GGATTCGTAATCATCTTGAATCGATCTCCCAATAAGACCAATAACTGATTCATTATCCACCAGTAGCATTTCTTCAGTTACCGAAACTGGATCTTGGAATCTAATTAATGCCTTACCGTTTTTGGCAGAATAGTTTTTTGTCAGTCCTCCTCTGGACACTATTTGTCCTTGTTCAATTCGTATGTTTTCTGCCAATTGTAATTGCCCTGCTACCAGTAAAGATGGATCACTGAATTGATCTAGTCCAGTAAAGGCAGGATCTCCATCCTCAATAAAAGGATCATCAAGTTGACCATGTGATCGAAAACGAGGCATCTATTTCTTTTCCCTCATTGTCTTCCAGTTGACATATAATTTTTGTGACAAAATAAGAATTGTCAGCACTCCAGTTACTGTAGCAAGCACTGGGTTTACTAACTCATTTAAAATGATAGTAGTACCTGTGCCGCTTGCTCCTAATATAATTGTGGGATTCAAATCATTCATCGTCTTGGGGATGGGCCAAAGTAAAACCCAAGGATTGCACAAAGGGATGTTTGCCCCATATAGGCAAGGTGTCCAGAAGAGAGGACGATTGGATCTTGTGATGATGGGTAGGAGAGGAGTCCGAATAACCACTCTGTGCGACCTTCACCGTTTGCGTTTGAAATGGATATAAACTCTGCTTGTGGGAAGACGGTGCAGAGGAGGATGCACATGCAGTAAGTCCCAATACCGCAAAAAGCAATAAACCTCCGAGTATAAGAAACAGACTCTGAATTACCACCTTTAGAAAGTTGCTCTTGGAGTCTAATGAAATTATCATTTGCTCGACTTTCTCGCGCGAGTTCAAGCTCATGTTTTTGCCTCTTACCTTCAAATACAAAACCAAAAACACCCTTGAGCATCGCACCCATTGCAGTGCTGCCTCCACCCGTAAGAAGCATAAGAAAGACTTCACCCATTTCACTTGGCCCCTCCGTAACGAGACTCCTCTAAGAGTTCTTCATGTTTAGCAATCTGCTTCTCGAGGAAAGTCAGTCGCATGTTTTGTTCAGCATCATCTGGTAATGAACCAATGTTCCCACGGGGCCAATTTTCAGAGAAGAAAGTATTTCTTTCGACATCATGCTTTACTCGCTCTAAATCCAATTCCAATGCGTTAATAGATGCCATAATCATGGCCCCAGAGTACACGCAAAAAATAACCCCACCGATTAGCTTCAACGCAAAACCAGTGTTGGTTTTCAAATTAGAGTTTTCTGAAATACCTTCTGACATAAGGAAAACCCCACCCCATCAATTTTGAGGATGATGGGGTGGGTAATACTATGAATAACTAACAAACAAAAGGGATTAATCCATTGTTATGGTGAATCCGCTCGCAGGGATTTTAAATATATCACCAGAATTAATTGTAGCTGAACTGTTAAGAGTTGCGTACAAAAGTTGATTTCCACCAGTTGCAGCATCAAAGAGTGCAATGTGGGTAACCGTACCCCATGCTGATCCTGCATCTGGAAAGATAAACTCCCCACTATTAGATGCAGCACCATTAGCACTAACGGTAAAGTCACCTTGATTGGTTCCACCAACTTGCACCCTTGAATAATTTGTCCCAGAAACTTCGTTTCCTAAAACTCCATCATTTGGAGCAGAAGTCGTAAGTGCGATGTAAGGTTTAGAACTGAATGTGACATTAGTGCCTCCCAAGAGACCAGTTAAGAATTTTTCTTCTAAATAATTTGTAGCTTGTGCCATTTTTGTATCCTCCTAATTGATTAAAGTGCTGAAATGATAAATCCAAGAATCTCTTCGTAACGAACTCCAAGTTGAGTCTTCTCTACGCAATCCTTTCCTTCGACTGGATCCTTAGAAACTACAATACCACCAACCTCGGTTGTTTCGTCTGCATACTCGTACCATTTTTCAATACAGAATAATGAGTAGTCAGTTGCATCAAGTCCCTCGGCTGCGAATGCTTCTTGAACATCCTGTGCAATTACACCCACATGGAATCTTGCTTTGTCACCTTTGTTAGCAACCGCAGCTTTAAACTTAAACTTTTTAACAAGTCCTTTCAGTGCAACCGCAACTCTTTTTTCTGCATCACTAAGATCAGTAATTTCAGTTTTTTTGTTTCGGTCAGAAGTAAGGATTGTTGCATTGGCAGCATAGATATTTTTCCAACGCAATGCTGCTTGCCCAAGGTCAGAACCAGTTACAATTATGCTATTAATATCTTGGCCAACATTGAATGCAGGACTAAAACTACTACCTTCTGAATCTAGCGAATCTGCATTATACACCATTGTGCCAGACATTCCACCGTGAAGAAATTGCGTTACATACCTTTTGTAAGGCTGCTGCATCATCATATTGATTGCACTGGAAGTGGTATTGCTATCTTCCAGACCTCTTAACGCTATGCCTGTTTCAACCCCACTGGTAGACATGTTTTCGATAAGCAAGAAGTGAACATTATCAGCACTACCTTTAACTGATAGAGAACTCGTTCCATTGCTATCATTATCACAATTGAATTGATAGTCAGAACCAGAAGTGTCTGATGTATCCAAAACAGGATATCCACTAGGCCCAGTTCTAGTAAAACCTATATCAGTTCCGAAATGATGAGTTCTGTGATTTGTATTACTTGTTTCTGGTTTAACCTCATAAAGTCCGTTAAACTTACTACCATCTGCCATGTCAATGTTACCACTAACATTGATTCCTCCAGTGCTTAATTGGAGTGCGGATTGTGTACCTTCTCCATCTTCGACTGTGCGAATTGTCGCATCAACCCCTGCGTTTCCATTGCTTACTTGAAGTAAATCCTTGTAAGTGTCCTTTATTGCTCTTCCTTGTAATGTAGCCATTTTAATTAGCCTCCCAGTTTTGTGTTTGTGAAGACCAGAAAACCGTAGAAGTGTTCCAGCCCAGAATTATTGTAGAGTTTGAAGAGGCAACAATACGCATTGATGCCGCTCCAGTCCCCGTGAAAATTGTATTAGTATCAGACGAAGCGGATGTAGTCATCGTAATGCCTGCTGATGCATTGCGTGAATGGATTGTATTTACATATCCTCCGACAAATGCCCCTATTGAAATTATTGAATCTGCACCACTAATGTCAGTGTCACTAGTGTAAATTGCCCAAATATTATTTACATCCTCCCACTCATTTTGTGCGGTTGTCCATGACCCAAATGAGGTCAATTGACCTGTTACAGATCCTGCAATGTTTATAGCAATATTTGCGTTCCGCTTAACTAACCGATCTTTGAAGAAAGAAGAGTTACCAGACAAAGAAATTAAGGAACTAGCAGTGTCTGTAATCGTTTTGCTAGTATAGACCTCCCAAATAGTTCCACCTAAATCCTGCCATTGATTTTGAGATGTTGTCCAGCTTCCAAATGACTCCACCTCTGAAGTTACAGAAGGTGTATTTATCTTTATTTGTAAGTTTGCGGTCCTCTTAATTAATTGGTCTTTAAGAAACGAAGGAGAACTTGAAATAGTGATTAAAGCACTGGTAGTGCTGGTATGCGTTTTTGGTGGGTACATCGCATCTGCCCAAATAACTAAAGGATTAAATTCATCCCAGTTATCCACCGTGTTAAGGTCATCCCATGTGTGTAATGCCTTTTGTACTGTTGCCGCAGGCCCAGCAATTCTTATGTCAGCACTAATGCTTCGTATACAAATAATGGACTTAGAAACATTGCTTTCAATTTCAAATAATATTACAGGGTTGCGTAGAAATGTGACATCACAATTTACTGCGGATCCAACGGAAATTGGTGAAACAACTGTAGTCCTAATTACCCCAGCCCCAACAAATGAATTAAGTGTTTGAGGAGTAAAATTAAATTTTGAATCAATATCGTCTGCCTTAATTAATCTTCCTGCATCTGGATACTGGGAGTGTTGTCCACCAACTACTCCACCTCGAGCATTAACCCTGCGAAAACTATCATTTAAAATAATCATCCTACCAATGCAGTGCCTCCTCGGTATTGCTGATGCATTAATTTATCGACTTCTCTGACAAGCAAATCTAACCCAAATTGCTCCTGTAACATTGCCTTCTCATTTTGGCCATCGCTGATTAAAAATGCCTTGTAGGCATATGCCTTAATTGCGGATGTTAAATAATTTAAAATTTGTACATCTGGAGTATTCTCTGTGAACTGGGGTGCTTCTTCTCTGAACCTTACCCAGACCTTGTTTGTTTCAAAAGGTAACTCAACATAGATGCCTTCTCGGCCCTCTTTCCAATTTAGTGGAGTTGAGGAAGTGTACCTTGGGTCATCGGTATGGACTGACAGGGTTGTTCCAATTACTTCTTTACCCACTTGATCATATTCAATGTATCGATCAAATGCAGGGTCCACTGGATACCAGTGCAATACATTTTCTAAGGATATTCCTCCTTGGTCTAATGAAACTGCATATGCCCACTTTGGCGGCTTGCCATCATAACCATCATACTCTGCTTGAGTCGGAGTGCGGTTTCGATGGCAAAGGAAATACTTCCCGTCTCTTTCAACTATTGCCCCAGCATAATAAAATACATTTGATTCCCATTCATCTGCTTCAAATTCGTCACCAATTTTGTGCCAAACAGTATAGTCATCTATTGAATCATTAATGATCCATTCCCCTGCTACATTCCAGATCGGATCCTCTAGAGTGTCATCACTCCACTTGTTCATAGTAAGCTGGGAATTATCGGCCCATTTGCGGTAGTAACAACCATCGTGGTAAACCTCATCACCACTGCGGTATTCCGTTACCTCCTGCATGAAGGAGTCTCTCCCAAGTGTTAAAATGTGACTTGGTGGGGAAGATCTCCGTTGGGTAAAGTTTTGCTTAACTTCTAGTCTTTGAAACTCGCTTAATGGAATTTTAAGTGTCCCATCTTGCCACTGGTCCGTAACATCTCGGCCAAGTACAGTTACCGTATTATTACCTTCTGGTAATGGGTAGTGTATGTTTTCTTCATTGATACTAAAGAACCCAGTGGTCCTCGAGTATTCTGGCCGAAAGTATCTCTCTTCTACCCTTACTGATTCTGGCCAAGGATAATAACTCCACACATATTTTGTGGCATCATTTAGATATTCGGCAAATTGTAATTTTTCATGTGCAAGGAGATTCTCTGGGTCTATCCCTGCGATTGCGGCCAACCCCTTCTGTACTTGGGAGTATGGAGTTGTGCGCATCTAAATACCTAGCTTTGCTGACTTACTCTTTATTGAAACAAGGTCTCCAAATCGTTTCTCTAACCAACTTAAAAAACTTTTATCTTTCCAACATTCGTAACCCAGCTTGCCTCCCCAGAAATGATATACCTCTTGGCATACCTTAAAACGAAGTCTACCAAATGGTAGATCTTTTCTTTCACCCCCAGAGACTCTTTTTTCGGCCTCCATGAGTTTCTTTTGTTCAATTTCTGCCCCAGCAAGCTCGGTACGAAAGATATCAGCAAGACTCCCCCAAACATCTTTAGTGATGTTTTCCTTACCAATAATTATTTCTTCCGTACCAAGCATACTAGAACCGAATGAAACTAAACTTTAGGTAAGTGAGTATTTACCGTGATCAAGCCCACCACTGTAGGACTTCAAGGAAAATACGGACTCAATGATTGAACGAGGTCCACCACCCAAATCTGGAAGTTCACGAACAGAAGTTTCTTCTGCATAGCAAGCTTCAAGCTGGGCCATATTTAAGATGAATAAGGTTCTTTGTCCAACGCTGGCATCGTAGTCACCATTAGAGTCTCTGGCATCCTGCTCGAGGAAACTGGAGAGGTTCAATGTGATTGTACCGAAATCAGATTCAATGATATCCACGGCAGCACTCAAGCGACCTTCGTCAGTGTCACGGTTGGACACAACGAGGTTGTTTGTACGAGGAGTAAACAGGGTAAAGTTAGAAATAGTTTTCTTAACTTGTGTTCCGCAAAGACCGTAAAAGGTTTTGTCAGATTCACCAGTTTGCTCGTAAATGCTTTGAAGAATATCACGCAAATCTTCTTCCTGTGCATTTGCAGCAGAAACTGATTTGATTGATCCAGCAGGAGTAAGAAAGTCAGCAGGAACTGGCAGAGTTGCCTGTGCTGAAGAATTTACCCATTTACCAAGTCCACGGGTTTGGTACGGAGAACTATTAGTTTCCTGTGCAGTTTCCTGTGAAGAACAAAGAGTAGACTCTTGATCTCGTTTTGCAGCTACTAAAGCCTTAGCGATAGAGTTTGCCATTTCCTTTTTGTAACCAACTCCAGCGACATCAGATGTCATGTTGGCTAAACGGGAAACTTTAGGCACTCTGCGAAGGTACTGAAGGTAAACTGAACACTTAGTGCGATCATCGTAGTTCTCAAAATCATTTGAGTCGATGTCAGCACCGTCAATCGGAAGATTGTCACTAATGCCGCCACTGTAAGTTGCAGTGCGAACTAAATTATCTTTGTGTTTGTCAAGGGGCCATTCAACGAATGAATTTTTTGGTGCAGCACCTTTTTTAACCTGCGACATGAATGGGCAACTTTTACGATCCACGATGGTCATAAGGTCACTCAATGATTCCCGTTTAAGGGACTGATCTCTCTCTACTATTCCAGCCATTTTAAATTATCTCCTATTACAATATTGATTCAATGTATGAGGATGCATCTTCAACGGAACCAGATGAGGCTTGCTGCAAAAGGGATTTTTTAGTGTTCCCTTTCTTGCGTACAACCGAGGGTTTTGCTCTGCTTGGAACTGGGGCCGAAGGGGCCGTAGATTGCTTGATTGGCTTATTTGCCTTTCTAGCGTTAACGGTCTTTATCCCTTCAATTGCGTAGGCAACAGTTAGAACTGAAAATGGATCTTTATCGTAGTATTCCTTGATAAACGGATTAGCACTAAGCACCTGTTGGACCTCCAACATTTCTGGGCTTTGCTTATCCTTCATCCATTCAAAGGTTTGCATGGCAGACTGTTTATTCTGCTCTCGTTGTTGAAGTCTTTGAGCGGCTTGAGGGATATTTTTCCGTAGGTCACGATCTGTTTCTACCATTAATTTTCTGGCCTGTTCGTATTCTACATCATGGTCAGATCCAGTAATGTCAGTGTATTCACCTCCATCTGGATTTTCTAAAAGCCACTCACGCAAATGTTCTGCTTCTGCCTCTCTGGCTTGCAATTCCTTAAAGTCCTTTACCCCGTCAAATCTTTCCATCCCTTTTTGTTCTGGTACGGTTTGATTCTTGGATGACTCTAATTCATTAATCTTTGCCTTGAGTTCTTCAGTTTCAGCTTCAGCTTGGTTCCTTGCTTCAATCAATTTACCAATGCGTTTTTTGACTCCATCTGACTCCTCTTGCCTTGGCTCCTCTGGCTCCTCTTCCCCCGTTAATTCAGTGGATAAGAGTTCTGCCGTTGGCTCCTCAACTTCTTCTGCTACCTCTTCAGTTTCCTCAGTTTCAATTTGAGTTTCCTCAACTTCTTCTGTCTCTTCTGGTTGGTCTTCTAATGCACTCTCAAAGAACGATGATGACTCTAACCCTGCTGCCTCGGCAATATCGCCCAGACTTACAATGCCATTGTCATCGGTTTGTTTACTTTCTTCTGCTTTTGGGGATGCGATCCCGTTTGAATCTGCCATAGGTTTTTCTTCTCTGACGGTGGAAATTTTACTCGTTGTACCGCAACGGACGGGTTAAATGTTAACCCAACATGATACTTTGGTTTACATTATCACAACACCCATATCGGAGTTGAGACTAACTGCATCAAACGAACCTATACCAAACTTTTCTGGTACACTGATTCATTTCTTCATTCCATTGACTTCCTCGGAAAACTTCGAGGGTTCCATCACTAACAAGTTTTTTTAATTGCTTGTAACTTTTGGTCACCCCGTAGGTATTATTTTCAATAAACTCGTTTGCGGTAAACCAGTTTTTACCTTCTGGTTTATTGCCCTCTTGACTGTTTAGTTTTTCTATATTTTTCGCCCAATTTATCGCCATAAAAATTCTCCATCAAATCTACGGGCAGGAAAGATTGCCCAGCTTTTATTTGAGTAATAACCGTAGACCCAGCCAGCCTCATGTGCTAGTCGGTTGACCTTTGCACGGTTCCAGTCCATTGCCGTTGTCGCTAAACACCCAGCAGACACTCCAGTGCAGCCTCCAAACTTTGGAACAGATGCAAATTGTATTGAGTGAATGTGACCGTGGACAACGGCCCCACTTTGCCGCCCAAAAGTTTCAGCATGTCTTTTTGTTGCCGTTACCCCATGATAAAAACCATGTAAGAAATTTATCTTTCCTAAACTTAAAACTCCCTTGTCTACATCGTAGGGATACATTTTACACTTCAAGGATCGACAAGTTTTTTCAATATCCCTAATGCCCATTTTAGCGGTATCACGGATTAATCCTATGGAATGCTTTTGTGCAGTTTGCCACAACCTATCATCGTGGTTGCCCAAAAGAAAATGATGTGGCTGCCATTCTTTTAGAAACTTCATTCCAGCCTCAACATCTGCCTCCATACTTGCGTTTCTTTCAGCAGGATCCGCATTTCTCATCAGTGGAGAAAAATCAAAAAGATCCCCACCGAAAATTCGTACATCTGGCTTAAACTCATCAGTGAATTTAAAGAGTGCCTTGACTGCATCGTGATCCTGCACATCACCGTGCAAGTCACTAGCATAAATAAAGGATTTCACTTGCAGGGTTTGCGAGTGCCTTTTTTAGTTTTCTTTTTTTTAGTGTAAGGCATTATTCGTCCTCCTCGATTAAAATATCTGATTCAAAATCAATTACGGGTTCATCCAGCCACTCGTTAATGTCATCAAAAGCTATTTGCGCTAAACTCATGTCTTCAATGTCGGATTCTTCAACCCAACGATTAAACAAAGCTCGATGCTCTTTTTTAAATTTTTGTTCTGGGGTATCTTTCATTATTTGTATTCCTCTAATCTGGACTTAATTCCACTAATCGCATCAACTCGGCCAGCAGCATGTGCGAATTTGGTAACATCATTTTTGGGATCCGAAACATCGTTAACTGCATCGAGTAGCATGTTGTCGAACACTGAATCCAAGGCTTGCCAAAGTTTTGAGTCTTGCCCTACTTCTTTGAAGATTCTTGTAACATCGTCCGCACTCATGGGGTTTGGATATTTGACTAAAGTTGCCTTTTTATTTTTGCAGAAACAAAACATTAGTATCCTCCTCCCATTACTGGTTTAACACCCACTCGGCCAATCTGTGCGTTCTCTCGCTGCTGCATACCAAACTGTAGGTACTTCATTCGATTGTCGGCCAATTGCTTAACAAGTGGATTTTCTGCCATTTTCTGTTGAATCGATTGGGATGACTGCATGATTTGCTGGGCCGTTTGGGACCGAAGTTCAAAATTCACTCCCTCCTTTGCAATTGGCTCAATTTCATTTGCAATTTTTATCCAGCTATTTTGCTCATCATCAATTTCTTTCTGGGCAGCAGTTTGCTTATCCATCACCACTTGCTTTGCCAACATCGGATCAATTGACTCGGCAATGATCTCGAGAAGTTTATTACGGTCCAAGGCCCCCGTAACATCAAATTGGGTCAACTTAGTCACTGCATCCAATTTCTTTTCCATAAACTCTGGATTCAAAGTGTCTACGGAAAAGCGAAGAGATAAATCGTACCTACCTTCAATGTCTTCTTGCCGCATCACGATTTCCTCAATTGGTCCACCTGTTATACGGGCAACAAAATCTGGAGATAAGTATTGCTGGCACAACGATAATGCCTGTGAAAGTGCCTCCCTCCAAGAATCCAGCCAGCGATTCACCATGCACTGTTGATACAGTTGACGGGCCTCTGGTTTCTCTGGGTTCCCAAAGTACCTTTCCGCATCCATAATGGCCGCAGATTCTGCTTCCATTGAACTCTGTGACAATGGAGGCGGCTGGAGCCAACCGATATCATCTGGGCGGCTTATGGTAATTTGTGAGGCTGGGGCAACTAAAAGATTTAACCCACCTCTTCGAGCATTTACCAACAGTGGCGGTATGACACCAATCTGGCTTGCATCATTACGGAGATCCCGTTGCACCTTCGCCTCGTATTGATTTGTGGCAACCAGTTCAGATATTCCTCTGGAGTCAAATATGGACCGTGATAACCTTTCCCGTGTAAAGAGAACAAAAGGCATTTGGTTATGACCGTACTCGAGGATCTCATGCTTTCCGTAAAGATCTGGTACATGAGATGAAAAAGTGGTGCAGTAAATTGCAGGCACATTCGTATCCTCATCATATTGCCGCTGGTAAGCATAAAATATTTCGTACAGGTCATTAAAGTCACCTTCAACACCTTTGCCCATAGTATGGACCCCAAGCTGGATAGGATTACGATAATCATATTCCGCAACCCCAGACTGGCCTTCTGATTTTTCTAATACTGCTTCTACGAAATCTTCATCGAAATCTTCAGTAAGAATTTTGTCCCTTAGTTCAGTTTCAGACAACCATTCTCTTCGCATAATCACCCTAGCTCGATCTAGTTCAGTGCAGTTTGCATCGACAAAAATATCTTCGTATAGCTTATGCGCTACAAATCTCGGACGGTTTTCGTGGATCGATGGGGTTGGCAATTTAGTCTCACCAGTTTCTCGAAACTCTTTTAGACCTTTTTTTAGTACTTTTTCTTTAACCCCAACGAATACTTGGGCCATCATGGCAATGGCATCCTGCTCCATATCTGGATCCTGTAGCATACCCATAATTTGCTCAACGGCCTGTTCGTCCCCACCCTGCTCGGTCACCATTTGTACAACATCCTGTACAGTAAATTTTTTCATTCGCATAATGGTTTCTTGCTGCCAATAAACACCAAGTACCCCAATAGCAGGAGAACCAGAAAACATTTCTTGAGCTAAAATTTCAACCTCCCTGCGAAGTTCTGGCAGCATCCGTTGCTCGAGAAAATAGGCCAAGCAATCTCTCCAGTAGGCTGCTTTTTTCTGGTCACTAGTTTCAATCCCAGCGACTGACATATTAGACCGAAAGAATGCTTCGGATACCATATGGACATGCTCATTGATTAATCGATCAGCAAGCCGCATATGAATGTCGCTGGCTCCTTCCCAAGGTATTGGCCTTTGTCCCAAGTGTTCCTCATGCTTGCGCCCATCGTCAGACTGGCCAGACCATCGAGCGTATCTTACATCATCGTAATCATCTCTCCTTCGAAGATTGCGGCCAGCATCCTCGAGTATGTCGGTAAGTTCAGATTGTAATTCTGCTACATCTGGTTCATTCGCAGCTTTATTCTTTTCGGAGTCATATTGCTTCCTCATGCTGGAGCCTCCTCCATATCCAGCACATGAATCTCAATATCTCTTTTGACAAAAAATGCTCTGGCATTTCTGCTAAAGTATTTGGGCTTTAAGATTCCATCTTTAATGAGATTAGTCATTTCATGGTCTGCTAATCCCAGCCAATCCATAACCTCTCTTCGCCTCAATAAGGCTTTACTCGGTTCATTGTTTCCTGCCATTGCAGGAACTATCCAAGGGATAGTAAACCGTCAACTCATTTCTTTTTTAAACGAACAAGTTTATCGATGGCCTTGCCCATGCCTTCTTCATCTTTTTGTAAATAATGAATCGTTTCTGGTAAAACACGGGTACGCAATGCAACCCGTCTAAGATGATCTGGCAACGGGGGCCGCCCGTCTTGATTTGGTCTTTTTCCACCCCAGCCTAATTTTGGTTTGTCTTCGGTTTCCTCGCTCATAATCATCATTAAACATCTTGATTATTGGGAGGCAATGAGTAAATGGAATTTTTTTCAGTATTTACGACCACTAGCGATCCTTTGGCAATGTCACTGCAAAGGGTTAACACAAATCTATCCTTGATACCTTCATCTTCTTTTATTTTTAAGATGCCGCAAACACGGCCTAAGATTTCTTTTTTCAGTTTATGCATTTTTTATAACTTTGTTGAGTTCATGTAAGTTCATGTCGAGAAAACTTTTGTTTTCGGACATATCTTCTTTTTGTGTCGATTGCCTAGCTATATCTTTTTCCCATTCTTCAATGAAAGATTGCTGCTTGGCATATTCGATTTCCTCCTCTTCGGAAGATGGTAAATGTGGTATATCTGGCATTATTTATTAAATAGTGATTTGATGATGGTGAATAAAAAGTGGCCTACTGCGATAGCAGGACCGATAAGAATAAGGTGATCGTATATGTTCATAGGTTGCGGATGTTTTCCTCAAAGTATGAATCTGAATAAAACAGATCATCATTGAAGCAGTAATATTGGTGGACTTGGGGAGTTGATACCCAAACATAGATGTACCACTTGCCTGCGATTTGCTGGGGCCGCTCATTGCCGCCACATGCGATAGATACACCTTGAGGGTAACCAGATTCCCATTGATAGGGGCATTCGAGTGGATTGTGAAAAGTAGAAGTAGTCATGTTTTGAATCTTATATATTGGGAGACATTAAGCAAGTGATAAAAGTGTCATAAACTTGCAATGTCTTTTATGCCCCTAATCTTCGATAGGTATCGGATTTGTATAACTAGATCACCACTAAGAACATTAATTGCTTCCAGTTGATTGAGAGTATTACCCTTTCCAGATTGGCATCTATTAGCCAGCCTCTGGATTGTCTTTTTGGCATTAAAGATTCGTTCTCTGGTTTCAGAAAACTCTTCATCACCCTTCCACTCCCAGAGTGCTTTTGCGTTATCGCTGCTTAAATTTTCAAGACTCATAGATTGCACTGCTCCAAGTGTAAAGTCCCTCAATCCAGAATCCTTGAGCCTCCAAAAATTTGCTTTGCTCGTCATACTGATCATAGGATCCAGCGTAAGATGAATAATCCAGTGAAAAGAACGGGGCATGATCTCCACCCTCATGGAGGATAATCAACTCGGATCCGCATCCATAAGGTTCACCTTTATTCTTCCACTCCTTTGGGGACCAAAATACTTTTTGGCCTCCAGATGACCAATCTCGTTTCTTGGCCAGCTTTACTATGGCATGGGCAAGTTTCCTCGCCTTGCGTGAAAGGCCAGTTGGTATGGCCCAATTTACTTTATCAAAACTCATTATTTTCCTTTCTGTTTTTTTAATAATGTAAGCGATTAATGAAATTAATAATGTCTGTTTTGTTTGTGCTTGAAAGTTTGAGAAGTTGAGGTACGCGAGAGATGATCTCCCCGTATTCATTAGACCAATCAGAATTAATGAACTCTTGCGCCTCTTTCTTGGTAGCAAACAACTCGTAGGTGCAATTGTCTTCGTTATCTATAAAACTTACTTGATATATTTTCATTATTTAATTCCTTTCTGTTTTTTCTCTTTCTTTTCTCCAGATAAGACCAACATCGTATCTTTGAACTGGATGCGGATATTCTCTCCTCGTTTAAGTTGAAGGCACTCGTAGTGCGTTAGATTGATGACTCGTTGTTTCATACTGATTGATTTTTGCGAATTTCTTTGATGGTAAATTTTTTCTGTTTAAAAGAATGACCTAGAGCGAAAACTGCTCCGTCATCAATTCTCTCAACGGTTACAGTGCCACTAACGGGCCACTGTTTGTTTACTCGTAACAATTTAAGCAAACTTTGCTTATTGTCTCCATTGGGGTGACCCTTGGTGACTGCAATATGTTTAAGCATTGACCAGATTCGTTGATGGTAGTGTCTGGCCTTAGTTGATCTTTTGACAATCTCCCAGCGGATGTTGTCTTGGTTTTCCCATATAGTTTCAATTTTCATATTAAATTCCGTGTAGTTCAAGAAGTGCGTAATCCTTATCGGAAATCCCATTTTCTGGGTGTATTTCCTCCGCAAGGATAAAGTTGTCATAATCTAATTTACCGTCTGCAAGAACTGGGTAAATAAATCCAGCTAAAGGATCAAAAGCATGACCAATTGATTCAATGTGAATTATGCGTGATAAGATTTCCTGTTTCTCGGCATCAGTGTAATCGAAATGCTTGAGAGTTTCAGAAGGTGAGATGAAGTCGTTTTCGTTGTTCATGTTTACAATCTTGCATAATGGGAGGCACTAAGCAAGATCTAAATAAAATTTCCCGTGTCATAAAGTTTTTTTATGCTTCCGCTTTCTTGGAAGTACCTTGTTCTTCCGCTTATGCGGACGGGATTTGGTGAACAAAATTTTTAATCGGATCCTCAATAAGTGCCTCCAGAATCCAATATTGCACTATCTGCATCCAAGAAAGTAGGTCCAGATAGGCAAAAGTATCTCAATACATCAACAAAATCCTTGGATGCCCCGTGCTTACCGTCATTACCAGTCCATGTTGCCAGTGCAAATCTAAGATTCTTACAATCCTCATGCACATATAACCTAGGGCAATTAATGGCCGATAACTCTTCCTCTTCATCCCAGTCCAGCAAATCATTTATCATGGTTACACCTTCCTCAATGCGGACCCCAATACTTGGCTCAAAATGTAGGCCAATATCGGCCATTTGATCAATAAGGGTTGTTACCCCAGATTTAGTAGGTGTAGGGGCAGCACCAAATCGACTATCCATGATGCGGCAAAAAATTTCTTCATCTCCCTCGGCCTCCTCAATGGTTTCCTTATATCGGTTAAGAGAAAAGCCAAGTGGGTCTTGTGCAGGCCCCTTGTCCCCGTCAATCTTCTTTCCGCTAGTTGCCCACTCACCCAAGAACCCAAAACCTTTTACAGGCTCCGTTTGACTGGGCCACTCCCTGTATACATAGCACTTTCCATCTTTGGCCACTCGGACCCAAATAATTACCCAATTTTTGCCGTGAGAAGGATCGCAAATCATGTAATTCGTTCCCTCGTCTGGGATTTGTTCATCATTCACTAAGTGGTCACTTGAAAAACGGGGAAACTGGCCAGACTGGACTTTTGTTGGTAATCCAAAGGCCCTCATTAAAATTTTTGTCTTGGGATCTACCTGTAAAGTCTTCTTTAACTGGTTATAATCGTTAAATTTATTCCATTCTGACCAAAAATAAATAATTCTCGCATTTTCCTTCAATGGTTGCTGAATAATTGGGATTTTTTCCTTCTCCAAGAGGTCTGGATCTGCCCAGTCCCACTTTTCTGTGGTTGCACCTTGCAAGTATTCTCGGACCGTAGGTGTATATCCAGTAACGGGAGTAAAAGTAATCAACATTCCTCGCCAAGGATATCCATTTGGATAATTTGGTGCTGGTCTCTTTGCACGGGTCACTAATCGAAATCTAAGTGCTTGGACATGCGAAAGCGAACAAAGTTCGTCCAGCCACACCATGTCCCATTCTGAACCCTCGAGGATACCAGAATCTAAATTTTGAGAATAGTTACGAAAAAAGATCCGTGATCCATTGGGTGCAACGCAACAGGATTCCGTAAAGCCTCCCTTCTTTGAAAAAGTCATGTTTGTAACCTTTCCCTTCTTAGCCGATTTCCACTCACTGGGGATAAAGTCCCAGATCAATTGCTGCTGCTGCTCCACGCTTGTGCTGGCCGTTGTATGCATGCATAACACATTTGCTTCTGGAATATCATTTATGCACTTCACTACCCTCTTACTCGCCCAAGTCGATTTCCCAGAACGATTTCCCCCAAGTACCAGAAGCTCATCGACTTGTGAAAACTCATCATCGGCCATCTTCCAGTGATCTGGCTCAATACCGTTGTGAAATGGATCCTTGATTGATTGCTGGATTAATTCCTCCCTCTGGGCCAAAACCTCACCCAGTTTTTCTGGACCCATCTCG